CTATATATCCTTATATATATCGTGAACCAGAAGTTGATCCAAGCGATGCCTTGTTAGTCTTTATGAGCCAATCACCTAACTTTAGTATGGACAAGTTTAAAAGGTAAATCATGGCAATTATTTCAAGATTATCGGTTTTATTAGGATTAGATGCTGGTGAATTTAATTCTAATTTAGGTAAAGCTCAAGAAGGTCTTAAAGGGTTTAATGCATCCGCATTAATTACAGAAGCCGCTATTGCTGGTCTTGGAGCGGCATTTTTTGAATTTTCCAAAAGTGCAATTGAATTTGCAGATCAAATGGCGCAAGTTGCCAAAACCAATGATGTTGCAGTTCACACAGTATTAGCTCTTAATGAAGCATTTATGCTTAATGGCGGATCATCAGAATCAGCCGGCAAAGCTATGTCTGCTTTTAGTAAAACTGTTGAACAGGCTTATCAAGGCAATGATAAATTAAGAAAATTATTTAATGATATTGGCGTTTCAGACAAGATGCTTGCTGAAATGGATACTCCAAAAATACTTGAGCAAGTTCTTAAAGGATTACAAAATACAGAACCAGCTTTAAAACGCAATGGTGAAGCTATGCAATTCTTTGCTAGAGCAGTTCGTGGCATTGATATTAAAGGCGTTGCTAAAGATTATGAAGAATTTAAAGACAAATTTACTGGTTCAGATGAAGCATTTTTAAAAGTTAAAGTTGGTGTTGATGCTTTATCTCAATCTTGGACTGATCTTAAAACTGTATTTATTACAGATTTTGGTCCAGCGATTGAAAAAGCACTTCACGCTATGGCTGAACTTGTATTTATCATTTCAGATGGTATTGATGCAACTAAAGCATTATTAAGTGGCAGTCTTAAAGACTTTAATAAAGTTTATGAAGAACGAGATAAATGGGAAGTTAAATATAAAGAGCATTTAAAAGAAGAAGCTGATCTTGCTAAAAAAGTAACTAGCGCACAAAATCCCGGTGGCAATTTACCATTAAGCGAACAACAACAAAAATCAACTGAAGAATTACAAAAGCAAGTATTAGCTTGGCAAGAGCAAATTAAAGATATAGGTTTAGTTAGGTCTGAAGCTCAAAAATTAGCCGCTCAAGAACAAGAAGGCGGAAAGTATGCTAAAGCATCTGCTGATGAAAAAATAAAAGCATTGCAAGTAGCAATGGATTTGGATAAAGCTCATCAAGATCAATATGCTAAAGATCAATCAAAAATTATTGATTTTGATATTGCTAGATTGCAAAAAGAAGCACAAATAGCAGATCAAGGAAGTTTACAACAAAAATATTTATTGGAACAATTTGATGCTCAAGCAAAATTAAATACAGAGCTTCAAAAAGGATTAATTAGTCAAGAACAATATACTGAATTATTAAATAAAAACTTTGATTTAATTGATCAACAAAAACAAACATTAGCCGCACAACAAACATTTAGTGCTGGATGGAATAAGGCTTATAACGATTTTATTGAACAATCTCAAAATGCGGCGGCTTTGGGTAAGGAAGCATTTGATACTTTAATGAGTAATATGAATAGTGCTTTAGATAATTTTGTTAAAACAGGAAAATTACATTTTAAAGATTTAGTGGGTTCTATTATTGAAGGTCTTATTAAAATTCAATTACAAGCTCAATTATCTGGTTTATTTAATATGTTAGGAAATTCTTTAGGATTTGGTAGTTCAAGCTCTGGCGGATTTTCTGGTGGCATTACTAATTTAGCTCAATTTATGCCTAAAGCTGATGGTGGTCCTATATCTGCTGGATCGCCTTATCTTGTTGGTGAGAATGGTCCAGAGCTTATGATTCCCGGTCAATCAGGTGCAATTATTCCAAATAACTCTTTAAGTTCATCTATGGGAAGTCAGCCACAAATCGTTTATAATGGTCCATATATTGCCAATATGAGTGCTATAGATACACAAACTTCTGTTCAATTCTTGGCTAAAAATAAGACTGCGGTTTGGGCGGCAAATCAATCTGCTCAACAATCATTACCACAATCGAGATAATAAATGGCAAATCTTAATCAAATATTAGCTATATCAGAACAAGTAACGATTAACGATCAAAAGTTTGTTGGACAAGTTGTTTCTCGAAATCAAAGAATATCTACATCTGAAATTCTTACAGTTCAACCATTTGCATTTGATATGAAACCAATGAATTGGCTTTTATATTCTCAAAATAGATCATTGTTATCAGCATTACGAGTTGCGGATCGTTCTACTGAACAATATCTTAATTTTGGCACAACTGGCTGGCTTAATTATATTGCTTATCAAGGTGATCTTACACCAACTCAAATTAGTGATGCTCAATGGCAAACATCTTCTGCTAATAAAAATCTTGTATTAGGTAACTTTGATTCTGGAATTAATCCTTTATCTTATGTGGTTCGCACAGGCGATTTTTGTCAAGTGGATCGTTATGCTTATATTGCAACGGCAGATGTATTAAGAGGTTCTGGATCAACTGTAACTATCCCAGTTCATCGTAATTTAATCAATCCTTTAGTAAGTCCAGAAAATGCAGTTATAGGTCAATATGGAACAACTGTATCAATGGGTGGATCAACTTATACCGGAGTTACTTTTCCAATTATCTTACAACAATATCCAACTTATACATTAGTTCCAATGACAAATGATTCTTTCATTGCATGGAGTTCTACATTTAAGGCTTTTGAATCAGTATTATGAACAATATAACACCAGTCGAAAACACTAATATTATAAGAATGGCAGATTTTGTGAGGGTAACCACACCTTCTGCTACTTATCGTTTTGCAACAACTCCCTATGTTATTACAGTTCCAGCAGTAGATTCTCAACCATTTGATGCATTAGGCACATTAGTATCTATTGGCGATGCTCAAAGAGATATTAAATCAACTGCTAATCAAACATCTATTACTTTAGTGGGATTAGATACTGCATTATTAGGATGGGTATTATCTCAACAAGGTAAAGGTTCTATGATTGAAATGTGGCATGGATTTTTTAATGCTGATGGAACTTTAATTACTTCTGGTGGAGCTGGTGGTCTTTATAAATTTTTTACTGGATATATAAGCAATTATCAAATTGGTGAACAATGGAGTGAATTAACAAGATCATATATTGGAACAATAACTGCTATTGCGGCTAATACACAAACCATTTTAGCCAATCGTTTATCTGGTCGATATACTAATGACAATTCATGGGAATATTGGAATCCGGGCGATAGCTCTATGAATAGAGTTGCATTTATTCAAACTATTAATTACGCATTTGGATCAACTACACAAAATAATAAACAATGATTCGATTTGCTAATAAATACGACAATGAAAAGATAATAGATTTAATAAAAGAATTTGCTAGTAAAATAGATACGCCATTAGCCAGCAATCCTTTAACATGGTCAAAAACACATTGCGAATCTATATTGACTATGATTTATGCTGGATTGGGTTTTGTATTAATTGATGAGGAACAAACAGGAATATTAGTTGCAGTTAAATCTAAATATTTTTGGAATAACAATATTATTCAATTACAAGAAGTTATGCTTCATGGTAAAACAAATATAGTTATAGCAAGATTAATTAAAGAATATATTAAAGTTAGTAAAGATATGCTTAATAAAGGTGAAATAAATCAAGCAGTTATAGCATCTTTTGTGGATGTAAATTTATCTAAATTAGGATTAAAACATTTGGAAAATAAGTGGGAAATTAAATAATGTCATTTGTAATTGTTCCTGTATTAGCTCCTATTATTGGTGAACTTGCCGCCAATATTGTTGCATTTGCAATAAGTATGGTTGCATCATCAATCATATCTTCTATTTTTGCGCCTAAACAACCCGGACTTCCTAACCTTCCTAATCCCGGCAATCCACAACAAGTTCCGCCAGCCGGTAACAATCTTTTACCAGTTGTTTATGGTGAAGCGTATGTAGGTGGCATTATTACTGATTTATCTATTACATCAGACAATCAAGATATTTATTGGGTATTAGCTTTATCTGAAGTAACCAATACCGAAACCGGTGGAACGCCAGATACCATAACTTTTGGTAATATTTATTGGGGCGGTAGAAAAGTTATATTTGGTGGAACTGCAACTCCAACAATTTCTTCTGTTGGAACTGTTACTTCATGGTCATCATCCACACCAAATGAAATAACAATGTCAAGTTCAATTGCTACATCTTTACAAATTGGCGATATATTACAATTTGGACCAACAACATCTTCTACTCGATATACTGTTTCTTTAGTCAATCAAATTGATGCGACAAATTATTTAATTGCTTTTACTGCAAGTTTAGTCGGTGTATCTGCTGGTAATACTGTATATGAATATTATTTCCCATCTAATACTAATGCTTCTAATGTAACTGGATTATTAGATGAATCAACTGGTAATGTTCAAGATGTTACTGGTTATATGGACATTTATCTTTACAAAAATGGTTCAAATAATCCTGTAAATACAACTCAAAGTGCTATATCTGTGATGCAAGCATCTGGACTTGTTTATAAATGGGATGCTGGCAAACAAATGAGTAATTGTGCATTTGCTATTGTTCATCTTAAATATAATTCAAGTTTAAATTTAGTTGGGTTAGCACAAACTAGATTTCAACTTACTAATTCAAGATCATCACCGGGAGATTGTTTCCTAGACTTTTTTACAAGCAAAAGATATGGTGCGGCATTGCCTGTATCTCAAGTTGATACCAATTCTTTAATTGCTCTTAATGCTTACTCAAATCAAAGTTTTAGTTTTACTGGATTTGATACCTATACTTATACACAACCAAGATTTGTATTTAATGGAGTTCTTGATCCTTCAATTAAAATATTAGATAACCTTCAAAACATGGCGGCTTGTTGTGATTGTTTAGTTAGATACAATGAAATATTAGGTCTTTGGGGTGTTATTGTTCAAACACCAAGTTATTCAGTTGCTATGGATATTAATAATAGCAATATTATTTCATCTATTAGCGTTACACCAATTGATTTAACTAATACATTTAATGTAGCTCAATGCCAATATCCAGATGGATCAAATCAAAATTCATTTGCTTCAGTTACATTTAATTTAGCTACTATTGATCCTAGCTTATTATTTCCAAACGAACCAGTTAATCAACAAACTATTAATCTTTACTTTACTAACAATAATGTAACTGTTCAATATCTTGCTAATCGATTCTTAAAATCATGTCGAGAAGATTTACAAGTTCAAGTTGATGTTAATTTTGTAGGTATTCAATTAGAAGCTGGCGATATAGTTACTGTAACTAATGCCAATTATGGATGGGCGGCTAAATTATTTAGAGTATCTAAAGTTGTTGAAAAATTTGGTGCTGATGGTGAAGTAACTGCAACTTTAAGTTTAATGGAATATAATCCAGCAGTTTATAATGATGTAAGCATTACTCAATTTACACCAGCTCCAAATTCTGGTCTTGGTAATCCATCTTCATTTAGTGCATTATCAGCACCAACAATTGTTTCATCTCAACCAACTGCGGTTAATCCTTCATTTGGTGTAAGCGTTACAACACCAACAACAGGCATTGTTCAATATGCTGAAATATGGTATTCAGCTTATCCAACGCCTACTGCAAGCCAATATATATTTGCTGGCACAACTTCTATTCAACCGGCTGGAAATCCATTTACTGCTGGAGCGGCAATTCCTACAGTTACATTAACTGGTATTCCTTCTGGTAATTGGTATTTCTTTAGTAGAATGGTAAATAGTCTTGCCAAGAGTGCATATAGCCCAGCTTCAACTATATTTAATTGGCGACCAACTACATTTCAATATACTCAAAAATATTTATCTATAGCCTATGCTGATGATACATCTGGAACTAATTTTAGCTTACATCCAGTAGGCAGACTTTATTATGGACTTGCTAATCAAGCAACAAATGTTCCTAGCACAACGCCATCTGATTACACTTGGTATTTAGCTAATCCTACTTTTGGAACTGGAACAGGCGGATTACCACTTAAATATGTAGCTTATATTAATCGCACAGGAAGATTATTTAGCTTTACTACTGATTCTGCTGGTTATGCGGCTGGAACTGCTCAATTTGTGCCTACAACATCAAGTCTTTATGATTTTACTTTATGGTCTGCATTACCTGATGGCGTAAATATTATTGACTTGGATCAAAAAACAGGACAAACCATTGCTACAGGCACAACATCAACTGGAGCTGGTGAAGTATCTGTTATTAATACTCAAGATGGTCAAGTAGTTGCGGCACTTCAACAATTCCTAGATTTTGGTGGTCCATCAACATTTACTGCTTCAACAGTAGCATCTTTAACTATTGATGTTTATGGTCGAGTGGTAGGCTTTACTCAAATTGATGAGTTCTTTATGACTATTGCTCAATTTACTGCAACTGCAAGTCAAACAGTCTTTTCAGTTACAAGAGATGCAACTTATATTAAAGGTCAATGTTTAGTATTCCAAAATGGTATTTTATTGGAAACTTCAGATTACACCGATACAAATGGATCAACTGGAACAGTTACTTTAGCAGTTGGTGTTCCGGTAGGAACTAATATTACTATTATTTCAATGAGAGCTATATCAAGCGCAATATTTTATGATAATACTCATATTACTGTAGGATCAATTGCTTCTAATGTAGTTACTTGGAATACTGCTTCAATGCCTTATAACGCTATTAATATTGGCGATCAATTAGCATTTGCCAATACAGGAAGCCCAACCCTTTATACAGTTACAAACATTAATTATACAACTGCTCAAATAACATTTAGTTCTGCGGTAACTGGTGTTTCTGCTGGTGCGCCAATTTATACTTATAGAGCCGCATCATCAAGCTATCCAGTATTTACTCGATATAGTCAAACAGTAACTAACGCATCATCCTATACGCCTACTTTATGGAACTTTGATTCTGGATATGAATTACCATTTATTAATGGTTCAGCTATGAACGCTTATGATTATAATTTAGCTGGCAATACTTATTATTCAACGCCTGATCTTATGAATGGAACTTTAGATATTATTCAATTTACTGGAAATAATGTAACTACACCTACAGGAAACTATACAAATGTGGTAGCATATACAGTTACAGGACAATTGAGTTATACATTTACATCAATTGCCAACGCATTTAATTTATTTATGAATGGTGCTTTATTGGTAAATGGCACAGATTATACTTCAACAACTAGTAACTATAATCTAACCAATTATCCAACTAATAACACAACAATTTTACAACAACAAACATTCGCTCGGTATGGAGCGGCATAAGGGGAAAAGATGTCAAATGCCTTTAATTTAAGTCAATTAGCTAATAATGTTAATTCATCAGGGCAAGTTGCTAATACTGGACTTCAAAATAATTCGGTTACAGTTTCGGCTGGAACAGGATTATCTGGTGGCGGATCAGTAGCTTTAGGTGGCACAACTACTTTAACCAATGCTGGTGTTACTTCAATTGTAGCTGGTTCTAATGTAACTATATCAGGATCAACTGGTGCAGTAACAGTTAATGCGGCGGCTGGTGGCTTTAGTAATATGCAGGTATTTACTTCACCAGGCACATTTACAACTCCATCTAGCACTACTAAAATTAAAGTCACAGTTGTGGGTGGTGGTGGTGGCGGTTCGTCAGGATCTAGTCCTGGCATAAGTACCGTAGGTCAAGGAGGAACTGGAGGTGGCGGTGGCGGTGCAGCAATTTATGTGGGTCCTGTAGCGGCTTCTTCTCCTTTTGCAGTGACTGTGGGAGCAGCAGGTCCCACTAGTAGTGGTACAGGTGGTACTTCATCTTTTGCAGCTTTAGCTTCAGCAACTGGAGGGTCTAATGGCTCTGGAGGAGCAGGTAGTGCTGGAACTCTACAAATAAAAGGCAATGCTGGAGCATTAGGTGGCACAGGAACACCAGGATCACCAGGAACACCAGGTAATGGTGGGATTGGTGGGGGATCAATTTTTGGTGGTGGTGGAGCTACTTCATCAACAGGTGGTGCTTATGGTGGAGGCGGTGGAGGCACGCCTACTGGTGGTACTGGAGCTGCAGGCTTTGCAGGCGTTGTAATCGTAGAATATTAATTTAATAGAAGGAGACATAAATGTCAAAACAAGCATTAATTAGCCCTAACGAGCCTAGAGAATCAGGTTATCGTGTGGCTCAAGTAGAACCAGATGGTCAAACATTTGAAGTGGGTGCACCATTATTCTGGACATCATGTGCAGATGATGTAGTAGCAGATCAATTTTGGTATGATCCAAGCGATCAATTAATTAAACCATTTCCAATTGAGGTTACAGATTCACCAGCAGAATTAACATAAGGATAAGATATGAATACAATACAAGAGTTTCAAAATAAAGGCTATGTTCACTTAAAATCATTTTTGCCTGAACATACTTGTAAAGAATTAACTGATGAATTAAATAGATTAGTTAAAGAACAAAAAACAGTTAATGATGAACAATGTCCTAAATCTCAAGCAGTGCATGGTGCTGAAGCTTTTGATAGATTATTGGAACATTGTTTACCTTATTTTGAACAAGCATCAGGCTTAAAACTTTATCCTACTTATTCTTATGCTCGCCTTTATAATCAACAAGGTGAGGAATTAAAAAATCATAGAGATAGACCAGCTTGCGAAATATCAGCCACAATTACTTTAGGTTTTGAAGGTAATGTATGGTCTATTTACATGGGTGATGATGAAGCCAAAACAGTCAATGTAAATAAAATTGATATGGCTATTGGCGATGCAGTCATGTATCGAGGAATGGATAAATGGCATTGGCGCAAACCTTATTTTGAAGGACAATGGCAAGCTCAAGTATTCTTGCATTATGTGGATGCTAATGGACCGCATAAAGAATGGAAGTATGATAAGCGAGAATCATTAGGTATTAATAAAACTGAACAAACTAATCAACAATTTGATGTAGCTTATGTAATTAAAAAAGGTGTTTCAAATAATTTTTGCGATAACTTAATTAAAGAATATTCCAAAGATGAAACTGAAAAAGAACAACCTTTTATTGGTGAAGGTCGAGATTTAAAAAAGAATATAAATCTTGATATTAGGAATGTGTTAAGAGTAATACTTCCACAAAATCAAGGTATAGGTGCAACACTTACTTCATGCGGATTAAATCTTAATCATCAATTTTGGCAATACAATATTACTCATTCAAATCAAACTGAATTTTTAATGTATGATGTCAATGGTAAATATGAAGCCCATGTGGATACATTTCATCAATTAAGCAATGAAACAAGAAAATTAACTTGTTTAGCTATTCTTAATGATGACTTTGAAGGTGGTAAGTTTTATATTATGAATAGCCATGAAAAGATATATCCGCCACAAGAAAAAGGCGATATTATTGTATTTCCATCATTTATGGTGCATGGTGTAGAACCAGTAACAAAGGGCAAAAGATTTACAGTAGTAACATGGTTAGTAGGTCCATATTTTAAATAATATGGTAAAATAATTCATCTATAAGATAAGACCATTCGCATTGCGTCAGAGAGATGCTTGCGTCATTAACCTTGTAAGGAAAAATTATGGCTATCTTCAATAAAAACACACTTCAACAAGTGTCTGGTTTTGATAATGAAATCATTGCTGGTGAACTTGTTTATAATCAAAAAACTTTTTGGAATTTAGCATTTGCATCTGCTGGCGCTCCAGTTGATTTAACTGGCGTAACCATAGATGCACAAATTGTAAGACGAGCAGTAACTAACATTCAAGATACTCGTTATGGTCTTACATTTGATATTGCAGACTATTCTGATCCACAACCTAGTCCAGTTTCACTTTCAATTACAAACCGAAATAATGCGGCTGGCACATTTACATTAGTCATTGATGAATCAGCTTGGGATGTTATTTCAAGCGATCCAGAACTTGATATTAATGCTCAAGACTGCGTAGGATTCTCTGGTCGAATTAAAATTAGTTTCCCAGCAACAGGATCAACACCAGCTCAAGATTCAATTATCTTTTTACTATTCTTGGTTCGTTCTGATGGCGTGGTAAATTAATCATGGCTACATTGTCGATTACACAAGGTGCTACGACAGACATAGCCGTAACTGTCAATCAAACTTCAGTTGATGTTATTCAAGGCAATAATATTAATGTTGAAGTTATCCCAAATCAAACTTTAGATGTAACTCTTGATCGTGGCTTATATGGTCCATCAGGATTTTCTGGCTATTCAGGCTATAGTGGTTATTCAGGTTTTGGCTTTTCTGGTTATAGCGGTCAATCAGGCTATTCTGGATATTCTGGCTACTCCGGAAGTGGCGTTAGCGGATACTCTGGATATAGCGGTTCTGGTGTAAGTGGCTATTCTGGCTATTCTGGCATAAGCGGATATTCTGGCGCACAAGGCACATCTGGCTTTAGCGGCATATCAGGTTTTAGCGGCATATCTGGATATTCAGGAATTAGCGGATATAGCGGATTTTCAGGAATAAGTGGCTATTCAGGATATAGTGGTTCAGGTGTATCTGGTTATAGTGGCTTTTCTGGAATTTCAGGTTATTCTGGTGATAGCGGCACATCTGGCTTTAGCGGTATTTCAGGATTTAGCGGTATTTCAGGATTTAGTGGTGATAGTGGCATAAGTGGTTGGTCTGGTATATCAGGATTTTCAGGATATAGTGGTATTTCAGGTTGGTCAGGATTTTCTGGTGAATCTGGTTACTCTGGTTTTTCAGGAATTTCAGGATTTTCTGGTGATTCAGGAATATCTGGTTGGTCAGGCATTAGCGGATATAGCGGATATAGCGGTGATAGCGGAATATCTGGCTATTCTGGTTTTTCTGGCTTTAGTGGTCAGCAAGGCACATCAATTAATATTATTGGCACAGTTGCAACTCCAGCAGATTTACCATCAACAGGAAGTCAAAATGATGCATACATAGTTTCATCTAATGGTGATCTTTATGTATGGGAAGGTTCATCTTGGGTTAATGTAGGTCAAATTGTAGGACCATCAGGTGCAAGTGGTTTATCAGGTTTTAGCGGGTATTCAGGCATATCTGGATTTAGTGGATTTAGTGGCATATCTGGTTATAGTGGTATTGATGGTCAATCAGGCTTTAGTGGAATTAGTGGTTTTTCTGGAATATCTGGATATAGTGGATATTCAGGCATTAGTGGATTTTCTGGTGATTCAGGTATAAGTGGTTATAGCGGATATTCAGGCGCAATAGGCGCATCTGGTATTAGTGGATTTTCAGGATGGAGTGGTTATAGTGGACAAGTTGGCGCATCAGGCATTAGTGGCTATTCTGGTTATAGTGGCACAAACGGCACAAATGGTGCAAGCGGAATATCAGGATATAGTGGCTATTCAGGAAGTGGCATAAGCGGATATTCAGGTTACTCTGGATTTTCTGGTAGTGGCATATCAGGTTATAGTGGTTATTCAGGAATCAATGGTGCATCAGGTTATAGCGGTATAAGCGGATATAGTGGATTTTCTGGTAGCGGAGTTTCTGGCTATTCTGGTTACTCTGGCTTTTCAGGTTCAGGCATAAGTGGATACTCTGGTTATTCCGGTTCAGGTATATCTGGTTATAGTGGCTTTAGTGGAATTAGTGGTTATAGCGGATTTTCTGGTTCTGGTATTAGTGGTTATTCTGGTTACTCTGGTTCTGGTATTTCAGGCTATTCTGGTTACTCCGGTTCTGGCACATCTGGTTATAGCGGTTATAGTGGCGCACAAGGCACATCAGGTTATTCAGGATATTCTGGTGCAACTGGAGCTACTGGAGCTGGTGGAGCTTTAGGTTATTATGGTTCATTTTATGACACAACTAATCAAACTGCATCAAGCACAACAGTTGCTTATGTAGTCAATATTGGATCAACATTTGAAGATAATGGCGTATCAATCACTTCAGGCAATAGAATTACTTTTGCTTATGCTGGAACATATAATATTCAATATTCAATTCAATTTGCTAATAGTGATGCTAATGGCGATAATGTTGATGTATGGTTAAGAAAAAATGGATCAGATGTTGCTGATAGTAATTCAATATATAATGTGCCGGGAACTTCACATGGTGGTGCTGGAGCTTTAATTGCCGCAATAAATTATGTATTAACAGTTGCGGCTGGTGATTATTTACAATTAGTTTATGCAGTATCTTCAACAACAATATCAATTGCTACAACTTCAGCACAAACAGGACCAACTGTTCCTGTAACTCCTGGTGTTATTGTTACTGCTTCTCAAGTCATGTATGGTCAATCAGGATATAGTGGATATTCTGGTTATTCAGGTATATCAGGCTATTCTGGCATATCAGGTTATAGTGGCTCTGGCATTAGCGGTTATTCTGGATATAGCGGATCAGGCGTGTCAGGATATTCTGGTTATTCTGGTGCGGTAGGTGCATCTGGCATATCTGGCTATAGCGGATATTCTGGCGCAGTAGGAACATCAGGTTATTCTGGATATAGTGGAAGTGGTATTAGTGGTTATTCAGGTTACTCTGGTTCAGGAATTAGCGGATATAGTGGTTACTCTGGTGCAGTAGGAACATCCGGCTATAGTGGCTATTCAGGAATTTCAGGCACGAATGGCACAAATGGTGCATCAGGTATATCTGGTTATTCTGGTTATTCCGGCTCTGGTATAAGTGGATATTCAGGCTATTCAGGATCAGGAATTTCAGGCTATTCTGGATACTCTGGTTATAGTGGAACTGCGGCTAAAGTAATGACTTATGATTCATTTACTTCAACTGCTTCTCAAACAACATTTTCAACATCTTTAAGTTATACTTCTGGTAATATAGAAGTATTTTTACAAGGTGTAAGAATGTTAAATGGAACTGATGTTACAGTTACATCAGGAACTTCAATTGTATTTGCAGTTGCATTATCGGCTGGACAATCAGTAACGGCAGTATATCCACATTAATAAAGGATAAGAATGGATAAGAAAAGATTAGAGTTGGCTTATGCTAAAGAGCATGATCCAAACCATTATAGATATTTACTTACTAATAATTATGAGCGAGCAGTTTTTCTAAAAGGCGATCCAGTCTTTCCTAGAGAAACTTCTCGTTATCTTTGGGCTAATCGAAATCTATTAGGTAAAAAAATTCTTGAAATTGGATGTTCCAATGGTTATGGCGTTCAATTCTTACCAAATGATATTGAATATTTAGGATTGGACTACGATCCTATAATAATTGATGTCGCAAACGAACAAGAATGGGGTTTAAACGCATCTTTTGTTCAATCTGATATAAATACTTATCCTTTAGATCAATACGACACTATTATTGCTTTTGAGTTTATTGAACATATAGATAATGGTCTTGAAATAGCTCAAAAATTAAAACAACATTGCAAACGATTACTTCTCACAACTCCATATAATGAACCCAAAGGCTTTTGGGGTGAACATCATAAACTTCATGGCTTATCCGAAATAAACTTTCCCGGCTTTAAATTTGAATACATTGATGAAGGTGGTTTTATATCAAAAACTCCAGCTTCAATTAATGAAGGTAATAGATTTAACCTTATGATTATGAGGTGGGATAATGAGTAGCATTTTATGTTCAATATCAACTCGTGGTCGTTATCATACGACTTTGCCAGTAGTCCTAGAAGCAATCATAAATCAAACCAAAAAACCAGACAAACTTATTATCTTTGATGACAATGATCAAACAGAAGATATGCGAGAAGTCTTATTCTATAAATACTATTTCCAAAGATTAGATATAAAAGGCATTAAATGGGAATGGCAATTTGCGGCTAAAAAAGGTCAGCACCATAACCATCAAATAGCTAATATGATGGGCTATGATTTTGTATGGCGTGTAGATGATGATGCGATTCCAGAACCTAATGTTTTAGAAACACTATTGTCATATATGAATGATAATGTAGGTGCAGTTGGTGGTGAAATATTAACGCCGCCACATAACCCAATGACTATGTTATCAACTGGCAAAATAGAAGATATTGATAAAGAGCCAAACATTCAATGGACTACGATTAAAGATGTTAAAGAAGTTGAGCATTTACATTGTTCTTTTTTATATAGAGCTGGTATTCATGATTACAATTTAGGACTATCCAGAGTTGCACATAGAGAAGAAACTTTATTTACTTATGGGTTATTTAGAAAAGGCTATAAACTTTTAGTTGTGCCTAATGCAACAATTTGGCATCTTAAAAATCCTGATGGTGGAATAAGAGCCGAATCAAATACACAACTTTATGAACATGATGAGATGATATTTAGAAACATATTGAATTATAAAGATAAAAAAATTGTGGTTCTTGAAGGTGGCATGGGCGATCATATTGTATTTAGTCATGTAATCCCAGACATTACAAATGCAGAAGTCTTTACTTGCTTTCCAGATATTGTTCCCGGCAGATCAATTTCAGAAGCTAAATCATTGTTTGGCGATATAAGTCAATACAATATTTATAAAAAAATGTGCGATTGGAAGTGGACTGATAGCCTAGAAAATGCTTATATAAAGTTATATATATGATAATAATTTCGCCATTTGCACAAAAATTACATAATGGAAAAGTAAATCCAAAGAATTATGGATACTGGAATAATCTTATACCATTGATTAAAGAAGATATTGTTCAAGTAGGTATTAATGGTGAGAACGCATTAGTTCCAGACTTTAGAAAAAATTTATCATTAAGTGAGTTGAAAAAATTAATATCTGAATGTAGAATCTGGATTGGATGCGATAGCTTTTTCCAGCATCTTGCATGGGATCAAAAAAAACAAGGCATTGTATTATGGTCAGTTTCCGATCCATTAATATTTGGACATCCAGAAAATATTAATTTGCTAAAAGACAGAAAAAATTTAGCGGAAAACCAATTTTTATGGTGGGATTATGTTGAATATGATGCAACTAAATTTGTTACTCCTGATGAAGTAATAAAATGGCTATAACCCATGAAGAAATATTCTCTTTTCTACAAAATAAAACAATCAAAAGCGTTTCAACCGATCCTGATGATAGCGACAGTAATTTGGCTATTTTACTATCTGATGGTTCTATGTTGTATATATACTCTGATAATCCTTTTTATATTGGCATTGCGCCTAATATTATTAATTAGTAGAAAGTTCAAAGATGTTAAAAGCAATAAACGAATTTAATGAGCATACAAAACATATGCTGGACTGGGCTTCATTCGCTACAGTTATCGGCACTCTGGCAAAAATACTTCCATCCATTGCCGCCTTGTTTTCAGTTATATATTATCTTTTAAAAATTTACGACTGGTTTAAAAACAAAAAATAATTTTAAAATGCCAGTAAAAGATAAAAAGAAAAGAAATGATTATTTAAGAGATTGGAAAGCTAACAATCGAGAAAAAGATATTTTTCAATTGGCAAAGCATAGAGCAAAAGCAAAAGGCATTGAATTTAATATAGAGTTGTCAGATATAGTCATTCCTGAAATATGCCCAGTTCTGGGTATTCCTTTAAAAACTACCATAGATGGAAATAGAGATTTAAGCCCTAGTCTTGATCGAATAGATAATACAAAAGGCTACATTAAGGGTAATATTCAAATTATGTCTTTTAAAGCTAATAATATGAAATGCACCGCTAACAAAGATGAATTAATTAAATTTGCTGAATGGGTAAAGGAAAATTATGGCAAGTAAATATAATGAAGCTGGTAAGGGTTCGACTAACAAGCTCAAACAAAAGAAACTTTATGATGAGAATTATGAACGAATCTGGGGCAATAAAAATAATAAATTATATGAAGATAGATATTATGATTCGGATGATGAATCTAATAGTTGGAATGAAGATAGAATTGACATCATTGGTCAGAATGGATCGACTGGTGAGCATTATATTAAATAATGTAAAGTATATTTTACATCCGTTTTCACTCAAGTCATTGATTTATATATAAAGAATGAAAACAATTTGCATGAAACTTTAATAATTAAATCAAAAAAAGTGATATATATTACACAAAAAAAGGGAGCAATTAAGCTCCCCTTTATCCTACATAAACAAGTCCAAATTTGATAGTTATTTCATGTTGGTGTGAAAACTACAAAAATCCCAACTTACTATATCCTTTGATGGTAGTTTGACAAACTGGTTTACTTGTTCATTATATACATAGTTACTTCAAAACCAAATCTCATTTCAGTTGCTGATGGTGTAGTCCACATAGTTATATCTCCTTAAAATATATACATAACATTATGTATATGTATGTATTTTGTCATTTTGTAAACATATTAACATCAGTAAAATCATTAAAATGGGATTGAATCACCAGCACCAGAGCTATGATCTGTTCCAGCTCCATTTTTAGGTGGTAATGGATCACGCATTTGAATCCAACCATCAAAATTAACTGGGAGTTGTTCAATTAACAAAGCAGTTCCGCCAGACTTATTAGTCATAGCTACACCAACTTTTGTCCATCTTGCTTTTGTTTCACCATCTTTTTGATACTCGCCAGATTTAGCGATTAAATCATGTGTTATTGCCATTTGTTAGTTCCTTTAGTTGAGTTAATATCATATCAATTTCGCTATTAAATGCGATCACCGCACTTTCAGCTTTTTGTTTCCAATCTTGATCAACCAAGATTCGTGTTGCAAACATCTTTAAATGATCCGGCATTTCAGGATCAAATGACACTAGATCACACCATTGGCGTTGAGTGCATACCAACTGCCATTGGACTTGATCGTAATAAGTTTTAATTAAATCTTTACCATTTTCGAGAAGATGCCCTAAATGATTTTCTGGGCTTGGACATTTAATTTCAAGTAAACCATCAGTTCCAACAAGACCATCTGGACTACAACCAGCCATAGGAATTGTGGGATGATCTACAAAAGCTATTTGTTCTACCATTACTTGATATTTATGCTCATAGAAAGCCCTTGCAAGCGGTTCTAACTCAATTCCACGAGCCATTAATGGTGTTTTATAGGATTGGATGCGTTTGCCTGTTAAACGCTCTCGTATGAGTTCATTCTTATATTTTTTACGAGTTAATGATTCATTACCGGATCGACCTTCGGTAAGCAAATCTGAAAAACGACTACCAGACACTTTTCCTAATTTTAATAAAAACCAAGCATCCGAACCTTGCTCGATATTATTTACTTCTGTGTTTAAGTTTGACATATCCTAGTTTCCTTTTTTTAAACTCTTGTTTTATTTGTTTTACTTTCATAGCTCTAATTGTTAAATCCATAAGTTCATAAGGACTTACTTTAAAGTCTATGCCGTAGAAGTTATTTAGTAACATTGAGCTTTTCCTTCATCTTGTCTTTTTCTTTAATAACCATTTGAGTTAATAATTTGTCATTCTTAACTTCATTAAGAACTGCTAGGTAATTCTTTTCTAATTCTGCTAAAGATTTAGATGTTGATATGCGTTTAATAAAATCATCAGCTTTTAAAGATGCGGTTTGACCATCGTCATCATCTTGATAAAGACCAATGATTGTAGCTAATGTATAGCGGCGTAAATAAGTTAAAGCTGAACCAAATCCTTGTGCATCTTGTTTAGCTAATGGGCAAGTTGCAGTATCTTCTATAAATTCACCAGAAGTATGAATAAGGCGAGTTGTGAGATTTAATCTTCCATCATCACTAGGGCTAACAAACTGTAAAAATACAATTCCAGCATTATTAAGAGCTGGTTTAATAGCATCAATAACTGATGATAATGATGCATATTTGCTCCGAAAATGTGGATTGGTAGATTCTTTAGCCGCAAATGTAATGTCTTTTTGAGCTTGTAAAAGTGCTGGCGAGATTTGTTTGATTGATTCTGAAGTTATCATGTCTTGTAGTTTCCTGTAGAGTTAAATAATATTTTCTATTGTAGCATCATAAATGGCTTTAGCCCATCTACTTGTTTCATGCTTGGTGTAAACATGATAAGCCATTTCAGAGATAACTTTATTAACTTCATCTCTAATACGACCTTCTTTGTTATCTTCTGCATCAAACATGATCATGTGAATTTTATTTAATAAAACACAATCACCTTGAAAATCAGAATACAACTCACCAAAGTTTTTAATTTGGAAAGTTAGATAGTATTCGATAAGCTCAAGAATATTCTTGATTTCATCTGAATCATCAAAAAAATCAGGATCAGGCTGATGTAATGCCTGAATATGAATTTTATTTTCAACTGGAATATTATCGTTTGCCATATTGACATCCGTATGTAATTGATTTAACGGCATATTACACCACCTTTAACCAATTGTCTAACATAGGATATAAAACATAGAGCCAGAGGGCAAAATAAGCCCATAATGCGATTGCAAAGATAATTGCTTGTTTAGTTTGTCTTGTCATATCTTTTCCTTTCGTTTCCGTTTATAAATACTGCAAAACGGAATATACTCCAATATTCTATTCATGTAAAACTTTTTTTATGCGTAATAATGAACACTTGGCACAGTCTTTGCTAGTAAAATGGTTTAGGCTTCAATATCCTTATATGGCTAAATGCCTATTTGCCATCCCAAATGGCGGCGCAAGGCACATAGGAACGGCTATAAAGCTCAAAGCCGAAGGTGTTACTGCTGGGGTATCAGATTTATTTTTAATGATCCCTACGGCTTCTGGAAAACATGGTCTTTTTTTGGAAATGAAAACAGATGTTGGTAAATTACAACAAAATCAGATTGACTTCCTAAATTTAGCAGAATCAATGGGTTATGAAGCAAAAGTGGCTTATGGGTTCGAGGAAGGTGTTGAAATAATAAAAAAATACTTGCAAGAAACATAAATTTGGATTTATAGTTCGGAAACGATAAGAAAACTACACGAGGAACTAAATGCATTACTATCCCCACAACATATCAGACTACAGGGCTGATACAGGACATTTAACATTATTGGAACATGGTTGCTACCATCAATTATTAGATCAATATTACCTAAACGAACAACCGCTACCACTTGAAGTGGACAAAATTTTTAGATTACTTTCAGCGAGGACAGAAGATGAGAAGATTGCTATTCAAAATGTGCTTAACGATTTCTTTATTAAAACTGAAGTTGGTTTTATTCAAAGACGAGCTGATGACGAAATTAAGTTTTACCACGACAGAATAGATTTAGCATCTAAAGCTGGTCGTGCAAGTGCCGAAAAGAGAGCTAATTCCAACAAGCGTTCAACGGATGTTCAACCAACTAATAACTATAACAAAGAACTAATAACTAATAACTATATAGATATATATACCGATTTCGATTCATTCTGGGCAGAGTTTCCTAGAAAAATTGGAAAAGAAGCCGCAAGAAAATCTTGGAATAAGATAAGACCTAATTTACAAGATGTTCTTAAAGCATTAGCTTGGCAAAAACAAAGCAAGCAATGGTTTGAGAAGGGTGGGCAGTTCATTCCTAATCCAGCGACCTATTTGAATCAACATCGCTGGGAAGATGAACCGCCTGAAAGATTAACATTCTAGGAGTTTAGATGTTAAATGAACTTATGTGTTTATCAATGATCATGTTCGGTGAAGCAAGAGGTGAGCCAGATATTGGAAAAGTTGCAGTAGCTTATACTGCGATCAATAGAAAAGCTGATCCCAAATATCCTAAAAATATTTGTGCCGTTATGCAACAAGACAAGCAATATGAGTTTTTAAGCAAGATAGGTATGCCAGAGGAATATCAATATAAATATCTTGAGCCAATTGCATCTGCAATACTTCAAGGCAAAATTGATGATCCAACAAGAGGTGCAAAATGGTTTCATACCAGAAAGATTAAACCTTACTGGATTAAAGGCAAAGAAATTAAATTGGCTTTAGGAAATCACATTTTTTATTAACAAGACTAGGAAAAGATATGACAACACAAAATACAATGCCAAATTTGGAAACATGGGTGAAACAATTAAATGGGACACTTAATGTTTCCGAAGTGGCTAAAACAAATGGTGCTATGAAAGAATCGGATTTTGTAAAAGAATACAGAGTTTACTTAACCATAGAAGGTAAATGTTTAATGACATTGACCAATGGCAAATTTCCGCCTAAAAGAGCAATTCCTAATTTAAGATTAACATTTAACGAAACAACTAATCGTTTAATGAGCGCAACAGTTTTGTCTGGGGGTAAAGTATGAGCATCAACTCGCATTTAAAAGTTCACAAAGCTAATGCGATAAAACACAAAAAAGCTAAAGCTGGATTGGAAACTTTGGTGCATCCAAATTTACCTATGAAATCTTTAAAGCACAA